ATTACCTCATTTTGTTATATATTACCTTATTTTGGTATATATTACCTCATTTTGGTATATATTACCTTATTTGGTATATATTACCTTATTTGGTATATATTACCTTATTTGGTATATATTACCTCATTTTGGTATATATTACCTTATTTGCTTAATTAATGTCATCTAAAAATATCTTTATATTATTAAAAGCTTCTTTAAATGTTGTATTCTCATTCTTTGCATTTCTCTCTATAAAACTAAATGATGAATAAAATTCATTCACTTTTTCTATTAAAATTTTGCGAAAATATTTTATTTTTTTATTATTTTTCATTTTATTAAAATCATAAATTAATTCTATTAAATTCTGATTTTGACTAATCGCCTTTTTATTTATTTTATCCATATTCTCTCTTAATATATGTATCGCATTTGGATTTATTGATAAATTCATCCAATCTATCTTATCTAAATTTTTCTCTAAAATATGTATTGCATTTGGATTAGCTGATAATTCTATCCAATCAACTTTATCCAAATTATTCTCTAATATTGAAATAGCATTTGGATTTCTTGATAATGCAAACCAATTAATTTTATTAAAATGATTTTTCAATATTCTAATTCCATTTAAATTATAACATAAATATATCCAATTTATTTTATCTAAATTTTTTTCTAATATTGAAATCCCATTTATGTTTTTACTTAATCCATACCAATTTATAAGTTTATAATTATTTTCTAAAATATGAATTGCATTTGGATTAGTTGATAAATAATACCAATCAACTTTATCCAAATTCTTTTCCAATAAATGAATTGCATTTGGATTTCTTGATAAATGTTCCCAATTAACTTTATCCAGATTATTCTCTAATATAGAAATTGCATTTGGATTTTCTGATAAATAAGGCCAATAAATTTTATCTAAATTATTTTCTAAAAATGAAACAGCATTTAAATTTTTGGATATACCAAAACTAGATACTTTATTTAAATTATTTATTAAAATATCAATTGCATTTTTATTTATTGATAAATAAAACCAATCTATTTTATCTAAATTTTTTTCTATTAATGGAATAATATATGGATTTTCATTTAATGGAATAAAATCCCAATCAATATTTTTTACGCGATATATCGGTTTAAACATTTTTATTGTAATATAAACTTATAAATATTAGTACATTTAATACATTTTTATTTATTTAAAAATCAATTTTATTTAAAAATATTACAAAAAAAAATACTTATTTCCTTTTTTGGAAAATACTAATTAATTCGTTTTAAAAATATTTGTATTTCGGAAAAAGCATCTTTAAATGATATATTATTTCTTTCCGCATATGAATTAATATAATTAAATGACGAATAAAATTCATTCACTTTTTCTATTAAAATCTTACGAAAATATTTAATTTTGTTATTATTTTTCATTTTATTAAAATCATAGATTAAATCAACTAAATTAGGGTTCTTTGCAAACTTTTTTTTATGAATTTTATGCATATTCGCTTTTAAAATATTTATTGCATTAGGATTACTAGATAATTGTTTCCAATTAATTTTATCTATATTTTTTTCTAATATAGATATAGCACTTGGATTTGCAGATAAATTATACCAATTATAATAATGAAGTTTATCTAAATGCTTTTCTAATAATAACATCGCATCGGGGTGTTTATTGCTACACAAACTACTCCAATCAACTTTATCTAAATTATTTTCCAATATGTAAATTGCATTAGTATATTTCGAAAAAACAGACCATACAATACATTCTAAATTGTTTTCCAATATATGAATTGCATTTGGATTTTTTGATAATTCAAACCAATCAACTTTATCTAAATGCTTTTCCAATATATGAATCGCATTTGGATTTTTTGATAATTCAAACCAATCAACTTTATCTAAATGCTTTTCCAATATATGAATTGCATTAGGATTATGTGAAAGGCTAAACCAATCAATTTTATCTAAATGCTTTTCTAATAAATGTATAGCATTAGGATTTTTTGAAAGATAATACCAATTTATTTTATCTAAATTATTTTCTAAAATAGTAATTACATAAGGGTTTTTATTTTGATTTAAACTTCCCCAATTAATATATTTCAAATGTTTCTCTATAATAAAAAGAGCATTCTCATTAATAGATAAATTATACCAATCTACAGTATTGTGATTAATATCTTTTTTTTTTAATGAATCTAAATACGTATCTAAAAATTTAAGAATTTTTTTATTTTTATTGAATGATATATATTGCCAATCTATAATATTAGTATTATTTTCCAAAATAAGAACAATATTATCGTTCTCATTCATAGTAATTTCACGAGTAATTAAACGTGATTTATAAACGGGTTTAAACATAATTAATGTAGGTAAGATAAGCAAAATGGGTATATATTTATTATAAAATAAATTTTATAATTATCAATTTTTATAATATTAAACCAAAAAATAATTATTTTTTTTCGAAAATTCTTAACAGTAATGAAAGGAGATTTAAGTTTAGACATAATAGAAATATATATTTAATGATATATCTCGAAAAAAAAATTTTTTTAAAATTTTTAATACTCTACTTGAATAATCGACAACTATTAGTCATCGTAATAACGAAAACTAAAATTTTCGACGATTATTCGCGGGCCATTATAATGAAAATCATAATCTTCCGAATTAACAATTATTGGCAGCTGTTGTTCTTCTTCTGTAATCTCAAATGACTTTAAGATAATTTCAATAACATCATCATACATTTTACTGACAATTGATGTTGCTTTTAAAAATTGGTCGTTTGAAAGTTTTTCAACACCAAACATATCTTTTCCTAAATTAACAATATAAGAAGTTTCTAATGATATCCCATACATGTGATGTATCATTAACGGATGCGTTAATAATTCTTTCCTAAACTCATTATAAAATTCAGGAAAAGCAATAGGAGAAGAATAATAATCAAGTAATTTTCTTTGAAATTTTACATCTTCCACTTTAAAAGTAGAAGATGTATTGTTCTTGTTCTTCACACATTCCAAACTCCATCTTGTGAGTTCAGGAATATCAGTATCTTCAATCAAAATATCAAGCCAAGGACTTTTTGCAAAAATTTCCCAATCAATAATATAATTAAATGGATATTTTACTGTTCCAAATTCATCATATCGTTTTACTTTTTCCGTATTCATAATAAGTTCCTTGATTAAAGGAACAACTTCAGAATTAGGGTTCAAACTAAGAGAGTTTATATAGGTATTATAAACGTTCTTCTTCAATAAAGGAATAGCAAGAGGGTTTTTCGATAAAAGGTTCCAACGAATAAGATCCTGATGTTTTTCCAATAATGGAATAACATCTGGATTTGTATTTCTACATAAATAATACCAGGGTATCTGGTTGTTATATCGGTATCTATCTAGAATTTTATCTAAAATTGTACCTTCAATCTTTGGTTCTATATAATCGGGTTCCATCAATAATGGAATACAATTGGGGTTTTGTAAAAATACTTTCCAATTAATTGATTCTAAAAAACACCTACCAGATTTTAAAAGCCTTTCAAATTCACTTTTAATGAATGGTAAAGCGTAGGGCGAGTGATTGTATGATAAATGGATTAAACAATAAATATCGTATTCTTCCCATTCTTTCAAATTTTCAAGTAAATCAGATTTCATAGTAATTAAATACTGTAAACCTTCAGAAAATTCTAATAAATATGGAAAATAACAAACTGCATCAATACCATCAATAAGAACATCTAAAAATTGTTGAGTATGTTCTTGATTCTCAAATTCCAAAAGAAAGCGAAAAGCTTCTTTCGGTTTATAAGATATAAAATCATTAGACAACATAGGACGCAAAAATGGACGACATGAATCTTGTAGAACAACACAATCAATATTTTGTTCTTCTTGACATACTTGAGAGGTTTTGAATTGCATTTATATTGAGCGGTGGCGAGTATATTTAATATTTATATAAAATATAATATTTCAGTTTTTTTTATATTTAACAAAATAAAAAATATAAAAAATTATAAAAAAAAATTCCTTTTTGACTTGTAAAAATTCATAATTATCTAATAAATATCTAATACATCAATAAAATTCATTCCATATTTCTCACATATTTTATGAAAATTTACAGGATTAAATATTAGAATAGATAATTCATTTAATAAATTTAAAGTATTTATTTTCATTTCTTGATAATCACATATGAAATTTAGAACATTTGGATTTAGACATAAGCCACTCCAATCTATTTTATCTTCATGTAATTTTAATAAATCAATAGCATTAGGATTTTGTGATAAATAATACCACGATACTTTATCCATATTTTTTTTGATTAAATCTATAGCATTTGGATTAGAACAAATAAAGTCCCAATCTTCCAATTGAATTTTATGTAAATTTTTTTCTAAAATATGTACGGCATTTTCATTGGTGCATAACATTCTAAAATCAATTTTATCTAAATTTTTTTCTAATATGCAAATAGCATTTTTATTACCAGATAACATAGACCAATTAATTTTTTCCATATTTTTTTCCAGAATATGAATAGCATTTGGATTTCCAGATAAATGTGCCCAATGAATAATATCGGGGTGTTCTTCTAAAAAGTTAATCATATTAGGATTTTCAGATATAGCAATTCTAGCTAAATCCATATTTGAATGAATATTATTAAAAGCACCAGATTCAAATTTTTCCTCTATATAAGGAACAGCTTCTGGGTTCATACAAAAATAAAACCAAGATATTTGTTTAGGTTTTTTCATTAATAAATGAATTGCATTAGGATTTTTAGATAAATTAAGCCAATCAAGTTTATCAAAATTTTCTTCCAAAATAGGTAGAACATTAGGATTACTAGACAGGTTTTTCCAATCAATCTTTTGCATATAGCAAGTTTTAACAACTGGTTTAAACATCTTTTCTTAGCTTTTGACAATTAGGAATAAAATATTCTACTATTTGATAATAATTTCAATTTTATATATATTTAACAATTTTATAAAAATAAAGTGAAAAAAGAATTAAAATATGATAAATTAGAAAAAAAAATAATATCTCTTTTATGAGTTAATAATTTTTCTTTTAATTTTGATAAATTAATTATCCATATATAATAGTTCAATAAAATCAATTTTATAAATTTTACAAATATTTATCATTCGTTTAGGATGAAATACATATTCAATTAATTCTTGATTTAATGGTTCCATTCTTTTTTTCATAATTTCATAATTATATAATATATCCATAATATTAGGATTTTTAGATAGACTAAATAAATCAATTTTATTTATATTTTTTTTAAGTATATGAGTAGCATTAGGGTTCATAGATAAATTATACCATATTCCTGCTGCTTTATTCCTATTTTCATTTTCATTTTCATTTTCATTTTTTGCAAAATATTTGTCTATAAAATTAATTAAATGTGGATTACTAAAAAGAATAGTATTATCTTTATACATATGTAAATAATTTTCAATAATACTAACCGATTCAGGGTTAGGATTATTGATTATACTAAACCAATATATTTTATGAATGTTTTTCTTTAAAATATGAATAGCATTAGGATTTTGAGATAATAAACACCAATTCACTTTATCTAAACGTTTTTCCAAAATATGAATAGCATTAGGATTAGATGATAATTGAGACCAATCAACTTGATTCAAATTTTTTTCCAAAATATGAATAGCATTAGGATTAGATGATAAATGATACCAATCAATCCTATCCATATGATTTTCAATAATATGAATAGCATTAGGATTAGCACATAGAGTATTCCAATTAATAATATTAATATCCTTTTTTTCAATACATTTTTCAATATACGGAATAGCATTAGGATTTTGAGAAAAGAACCACCAATTAATTTTTTCGGGGTATTTTTCTAATATATGAATAGCATTAGGATTTTCAGATAGGAAGTTCCAATCTATTTTTTCAAAATATAATTCTAATATAGGAATAGCGTTCTTATTTGAAGATAAGCTCTTCCAACATAAATTTTTATTTTTCAATAAGGCATTGTGATATATAGGTTTCATACTTATATTCAAAGTTTGTATTATTATTTAAATTGGAGTATGTATATTATATTTATCTATTTGTAAATATCAATTATATATATATTTAACAACTAAATATGTAAAATATATATGACTAGTTATTTTATATAAAAAAATAATAATTTCAAATATTAATAATAGGCATTCAATAAAATTATTGTTCTCTTGAATGATTATATTTTATTATTAGAAATTTTTTTGAATTTGAGAAACAGCTTCTTCAAATGATATTTTATTTCTTAACTTATATCTTAATATATAATCCGGTGATGAATACTTTGTATTAACATATTTAACTAATTCTTTGTTTAATGAATAAAATCGATATTTCATAAATCTATAATTATATATCATAGACATAATACTCGGATTGGAACTTAAACCAGTCCAATTAATTTTATCAGGATACTTTTTCAATAATTCAATTGCATTTGGATTTGTCGATAAATTGTACCAACATTCACTTTCTGCATAAGATTTTTTAAATAAATTAGTAGTTTTTAATCTTTTCACAATAATATGCATCGCATTAGGATTCGAGTTCAATTCCGCTAAATCTTCTTCATTCAATTTATACATAAAACGTTCTATTAAATTAATAGCACGTTTATTAGGATTAGTACATAAACTATTCCAATTAATTTTATCTATATTTTTTTCTAATATATCAATAGCATTTGAATTAGCAGACAAGTTTTTCCAATCTACAAATTCTAAATTTTTTTCTAATATATGAATAGCATTTTCATTTTGAGATAAATATTCCCATTTTATGTAATCTATAGGTCGTTCATATAACAATTTTAAATTATTTTCAATAATATGTATCGCATTAGGGTTAGCAAAAATGCTAACCCAATCAATTTGTTCTGGATGTTTTTCAATATATGAAATAGCATTATAATTTTGGGAAATAGCCGATAAATAAATTCTTTCGGGTGTTTTTTCTAAAATATGTAAAGCATAAGGGTTCATAGATAAATGGAGCCAATCTACTTTATCCATATTTTGTTCTAATAAAAGAATAGCATTAGGATTAGCAGATAATTTTTTCCAATTAAATTTTTCATTAAAATGTGTCTTGAAAACAGGTTGGATCATGAGCGTTTAATAAGCGGTAAAAGTGTGTAAGATATATATAGTTATATATATAACTATAAGTTATATCAATTTTGAAAACATTTAACGAAATAAAAAAAATGTAATTATATGAGTAATGATAATCTAAAAAATTAAATATGAGTAATAAAAATTGACATAAAATATATATTGATAATATCAATTAAATATCATATATTTCTTTAATAATATTTAAGGCTGTTTGAAAATCTATATTATAATGTAAAGAGAAAGATTTAATAAAATCAAAATTTAAATAGGCAGTAATTAATGTAAATTTTAATTGAGATTTGAAAATTAATATATTTTTATTCATTTTCAAATAATCATAAATAACGAAATCTAAAATATTAATATTTTTGGATAAAGAATACCAATTAATAAGTTCGATATGTTTTTTCAAGAAATGAATAGCATTAGGATTTTTTGATATATAATACCAATTAATTTTATTGAAATTATTTTCTAAAATATTTAAAGCGTTAGGATTAGAACATAAAAAGTTCCACCCCAATTCAGTAATTTTATGAGGATATTTTTGAATAATATGAATAGCATTAGGATTTTTACAAATATAATTCCAATCTATTTTATCTAAATTATTTTCTAATAGATGTATAGAGGAAGGATTTTTAGATAATATATCCCAATATATATTATTAGGATTATTATTTTGAATAATCATATTAATAGCTTCAGGATTAGTATTAGAATTTAATGCAATCCATTGTATTTTATCTGGATTATTTTTCAAAATATGTATAGCATTAGGATTAGAAGATAATTTATACCAATTTACTTTATCCAAATTATCTTGTAATATTTGTATAGCATTAGGATTGGCAGATAAAGCGAACCAATCAATATTACGAATATTATTTTTAAGGATGTGTATAGCATTTTTATTATATGATAGTGCGAACCAATCAATTTTATCAATATTTAATTCTAAAATAGGGATAGCTCCAGAATTTTTAGATAGTTTATTGAAATTAATATTTTGAAGGAAAGAAGGATTGAATATAGGTTTAAACATTATTATAAATGATATTAAGAGATAATATAAATAATTATGAAATTATAAAATATCAATTTTATAGAAAATAAATTTAAATATAAAAAATAATTTAAAGATAAAATAAGGTATATAATATATTGCAATTTTTGGAAATATATTAATTAATATAATTCTAATAATTTACAAAAATCTATATTATATAATTTAGATAATCGTATTAATCTTAATGGATTAAAAACATAAGAACATAATTCTTCAAAAAAATGAATATTTTTTTCTCTCATTTTTTGATAATTATAATTACAAATTATATTTTCTAATTTTTTATTTTTGGAAAAATACATCCATATTATTTTATATTCATTAAATAAATTCAAATTTTCTATTAAAATATCTCCAGCATTTTTATTATCAGAAAAGAATTCCCAATTTATTTTATCCAAATTTTGTTTTAAAATAGGAATAGCATTATAATTTAAAGATAATAGATTCCAATTAATTTTATTGGAATATTTTTTTAATATTTGTATAGCATTAGGATTTAATGATAAATAATACCAATCAATTTTATCTATATTTTTTTCTAATAAATGTATAGCATTCATATTAAAAGATAATTTAGTCCAATTAATTTTATCTAAATTTTTTTCTAATATAGAAATAGCATATTTATTTTCACTTAAAATATCCCAATTTATTTTATCTAAATTCATTTCCAAAATAGGAATAGCTTTTTTATTTTGACTTAAATAATCCCAATTAACTTTATTTAAATTATTTTTTAAAATATGAATAGCATTTTTATTTAAACTCAATCTTTCCCAATTTATTTTGTGTAAATTTTGTTCTATTAAAGTAATAGCATTTTTATTAGAAGATAAACAATACCAATTAATTTTATTAATATTATTTTTTAATATATGTATTGCATTAGGATTTAATGATAAAATATTCCAATTAATTTTATGTAAATTATCTTCAATTGTATTAATAGCATTTTTATTAATAGAAAATGCGAACCAATCAATATTATCTTTAAATTCTTTTTTAATAATATAATGTGGTTTAAATAACATTATTTTATTATTTTTATTATTTATATTAGTTTGTTTTTAAATTAAATTAAAATAATAAATATTATATTTATAATATAATAAATATAATATTTATGTCTTTTAATAAAGAAATTTGGGGTAATACAATATGGTATTTATTTCATACAATAGCACATAAAATAAAAGAAAATGAATTTAATAATATTAAAAAAGATATTATTTTTTTAATTAAAATTATATGTTCTACTTTACCTTGTCCTGAATGTTCTAAAGATGCAACAGATATATTAAATAAAATTAATATGGATAATATATCTTCTAAAAAAGAATTAAAATCATTTTTATATAATTTTCATAATTATATAAATAAAAAATTAAATAAACCTATATTTTTAGAAACAGATTTAGATAGTAAATATTCAAAAGGAAATATATATAATTTATATAATAATTTTTATATCATTTATTCATCAAATACTAATATACCACAATTAATGAATTCTAGTTTTCAAAGACAATATAATTTACCAAAAATAAAAAATATTTTAGATAATTTATTAAATTATTATGAATAATTTAAATTAATTTATTAGATATTTGTATATCTTTTGTTAATGTTGCTGCATCCAAATATGGATATGATGTATTAGAAGATTGAGTTAATTGATTATATTTACCATTACTATCTTTAACATATGCGGTACATCTAAATTTTTGTTTGCTAGGTTTGGAACATTGTGTATTATTAGAACTTAATTGTGTAAAATATGCTAAATCTTTATTACCAGAATAATATATTAATAAATAATATAAAATACCTAAAATTATACCAATAATTGAACCTAATAATACACCAGATACTCCGGTACATAAACCATGTAATTCTACAACCCCATTAATAAGTAATAAAACTATAAAAAAAGTTAATAATCCAGCATTATATTCATTATTTGCAAACATAGGAAATATAATTAAACCACTTGTAAATCCTATTAAAGTAGAATTTAAAGAAGGTGAATTAAATATAGTATTTGTATCTTTAACTGTAAAAGGAGTAGGTAATATATTACAAAAAGGACTAGCATTTTCATCTTGTTTAGATTTTAAAGTATTTTTTAAAATATAATTTAAATATGTAACTATTAATATACCCGAAATATATATTAAACCTTTTACAACTTGACTAGTTATAATTGAATACATCAATATAAAGAAAACGACTAAAAAAGGAGACATAAATGAAATAAATAAAGCTAAATTAGTTAAAGTAAATGATATATTAGTAGATAATGACATAAATATTATATATTATTATATAATTTATAATATTTATTTTTTTTCCAATTCTTTATTCTTTATTCTTTATTCTTTATTTTTTATTTTTTATTTTTTATTTTTTAATAATAAATTCTTTAAATAATTTTTTATAATATTTAAATAAATTCTTTAAATAATTTTTTATAATATTTAAATAAATTCTTTAAATAATTTTTTATAATATTTAAATAAATTCTTTAAATAATTTTTTATAATATTTAAATAAATTCTTTAAATAATTTTTTA